CAAACCCCCCCTCTACTACTCAGGTCTGAAAAATTAAACGCTTTTAGGTCTTACCCTTTATTTATTATTAATTATTTTCTGAGTATTCCATTTCAATATGTATTGTTCTTATGCAAACAGAATCAACATTACATTCATCATTATCGCAAGTATTATTAGATATTATAAATTCCCCTTCATCTCCTAAATCCTCGTGACTATTATCTCCTCCCCATAGTAACGCTTGGTGGCACTTTGGACATTTCATACTATTTTTATGTTTAGGTATATACATTATTTATTCTCTTAAACTATCGCCCTTCATAAAGACCACCTTACACAATCTTCTTATCCTATCATATATTCTATCCCCATATCTATGCTTAATTGCGTTAGCGTCTAAATTAGAGGTCAATAATAGTAATTTTAAATCATCTTCAGCCTCAAATATAGCATTTTCTACTGCATCAATTTTAGTTCCATAGTCATTTATGATTTCTTCCGTACCAATATCATCAATCACAATGAATGGAGATTTATATTCTGTAACTGTATGTAGCTTTCTAGCAGGAATAGGTTTAAGAATCTTACCAATCTTTGCATTGAATATCAAAGGCAATACTCCTGTAAGTATTACAGACTTACCTCTACCACAGTTTCCTAACAAAAATAATCCTTTTCCTTCTGTATCTGATAGCCATTTTATAACTTCATTATACTCAGGTAGATGCTTATACTTGGTAACTGTTTTATCTACAAGCCTAAATGCTTCACAAAATAATACAGTACACTCCTCAATATTTCCAAAAGAATACCTCTTGTAATCCCTAACCTTAATATGAGTTGCATTTTTTAATGTCTCTTCTAGTGTTCTCATATTAAAATTTATTATAATCTTTATTAGCTAATTCTTTTCTGCCCATCTTATCTTTAGGTGTGTTTGCCTCCCAACTCCTAACACAAGCCTTCCAATCCTTCATAGGATTTTTACCTACCTTCCATCCATTACTGTCATAGAAGTTTACAAATTTAACAGGGTCTACATTGTTTCCGTTACTTTTTCTTTCAATACAGTAGTCAGCAACATTATCCATTGTAGGCTTAACAAACCTACTACTCTTCTTAGCTTCTTTAACCTCTTCAATGTACTCTTTAGGGTTATCTTCTAATTCAAGCAACTTATACTGCTCTACTAGTCTTAAAATGCTTTTATGAGGGTTTGAATTGCTATTAAGTTCTGCTATATGATTAACTCCTTGCTGAAACTTAACAAACTCTTTAATAAACCACTTACTACCTCCATCAAAACTAATAACAGTATCTCCAAACAGTTTCAATGCCTCCCTTTCATTTAGTTTTGCTCCTATTCTTATTGATGCCACCTCAACCTCTACCTGCCAAACTCCTGCATTATCACAATCATCTAACATATACAACCAAAGAAGTTTATATGATGGTGGTAAACTCCTTATGAATCCTTTTTTCCATTTTTCTGTGTCAGTAAATCTCTTAGCCATTTTAGTTTAGTTTATTTAATAGTTTTTAGTTAATTAGAATAAAGAGAAAGGAGTTTCAAGCATTTGCCAATGGTCTGTTATCTCCATTTCTCTCAAATTCTGTGCAAATAAACAATATTAATTTGAATTGACCAAATTATTTATACATTGTTTTTAAATCTTTTAGAAGGGTAAGTCATCATCAGTTGCTTTCTCTACCTTAACATCATCTTGTTTAGGTGGTTCGTATGTATTCTCATAAGCATAATGAGTTGCTCCTTTTTCTGAAGGGTTTCTTCTTTCTGCTATTGTAATATTTACCCAACCTCTTTTAGCTATTTTTTGTAAGTCTTCCATTTTGAAATTTGCGTTAAACAAATCTCCATACTGAGTAGTTACCTTTTTGATACTACTAGCTACATAATTTTTTTCTGCCATTTTAATTGATTTTTTTTGTTATTATTAAGTTATCTATCTGTTCCTGTATTCTTTTCTTCTTCCTTTTTAAAAAAATTAGTTCGTCCTCATAAAACTCAGGACAATTCTCATCTATAAGTTTTGATTTTATTCTATCAAAGTTTCTATTGTAACTAGGATATACTTCAGAGAATACATCGTGTTTCTTTACTGCGTGAATTACTGTTGCGTGATTTGTATTTACAAACTTTCCTATTGTCGCTAATGGTAGATTGAATATCCTTCTTAAAACTACACAGTAAAGTCTCCTAGCCTCCATAACAGGAAGAGTCCTGCTTTTTGACTGTACTGCACACCATTTTAATTTAAAGATACTGCACACTTCATTTTTAATTCGTTCATTCCTTTCCTCAGTAAATGCTAGATAGCTAATTACCGTCTCGTCTATTTCATTATAGTAATTACTCATTTAGAATGCTTTTAGGTTCGTGATTCTGATATTTTGAAGGTAGTGAATCTATTAGATTAAAGTCCTCTTCCCCTTTTATAATAAGTTCTCCATTAGGTAGGTCTATCTCTATCATATCTATAATATCCCTTACATCTATATTAAGAAAGTTTGAAAGTCTTCTCATGTGGTAGTATCTTAACATATAAGGATTTTCTATGTACTTATCAATAGTAGTCCCTTTTACATTACATATTTTACCGAACCTTCTTTTTGATATTCCTCTAATTCTTAGAGTAGCCTCAAGTTCATTCCTTGAGTTTCTTACTTTGTCGTAATTATTTACTTTTGCCATTTTAATAGTATTTAGGTTTGATGATACTTTTTAGTCTGTTTACAGGAACTAAGAACTTTCTCTGATTTAAGTTGTAAAACTTCTTCATTTCCTTACCTCCTAGAAATCCTTGTATATCATCCTCAACAAGTTCTCCTAACATTTCGCAACCATTTGATACAATATAAGTATATGCCTTGCTTTGATGTTTATGAATCTCTATCAGTAAACATTCCGTTTTTTCGCATTTGCTCGTATTGGTGCTTTGGGTCTTTGAATATTTCATTTTCTTTTATATATTTTATAATTTTATCCGCATCTCTATCAGTAAGAATATCTAATGAGTTCATTATCTCAAACTGTTCTGAATTTGGTATTGCGGTGTAATGTAAGAGGCTCTCAATGTAATTTACCTTCCAAATTTCTGCTTCTTCAGGCTTACCATCAAGAACCTCGTCCATCCAATCCATTAGTCTACAATCTCATCTTGACCAAATACTCCTTGTTCATAAAATCCTGTCAGTTTCAATACAACTCTACTCATTGCTCTCTTTTCAGCCATAGCAACAGGAAATTTCTTACCACCTCCCATTAAGTTCTTATCTGATGCTTCTCCAAAACTCATAACTACCCTAGAATTTTTAGCACCACCATCAATACTTGCTGTCGCTTTAAGGACAACCCATTCTTCTGTCATTATAACAGGCTCGTATGCTATTGCTATATTTTGTTTAGATACAATCTTATCTATACCTGTTCTAGTTATGATTACAAAACCTCTTTGGTCTTTATAAACGTCTTCTTTTACTAAGCCATTCGCTAAGAATAGTCTCTTCAAAGTCTCTTCTTTAGTCTCCTTTACTTGTGGAGTTAATTTTTCCTGCATTGTTTTTTTTGCCATTTTATTATTTAATTTATTAATACTCGGTTGTTGTTCAATATTGTGCATTGCGTCTATTATTTCATTTCTTTTAAACTCTGCCTCATCCACATATCTTTCTTGTCCTATTGGATGGTGTTTTTCCATAATATCTCTTGCATCTTGTTGCTCTTGCAGTTTCATTTGCATAAACTCTTCTTTCATTCTTCCCATTATTTTGAATGTGTATTTGTTATATCAGTTAGATAACCCATAAAATTTTTTAATCTTTCATCAAAGTTCTTACCAAACATATTGTTATCTGTATCTAATTTATATTCAACAATGTTTGCCATTTTTGGATTACCATCTTTCGCTATATATCTCGTAGGCACTTTAAGAGGAATGCTTTCTATTAAATGTCCCTTTTTTCTTAGGCTATGTATAATGGCTGATAGTCTATAAGCACCATACTCATTTATTGATTCTTTTTGTGTAAGTTTTCTACCATCTTTTAAGTGTTGTAGAATATCACTCGTTTGCGTTTTAGTCATCTTAGTTATTTTTAGTTAATAGTTATTTATAGTTAATAGTTATTTATACTCCTTCTGTATTATCTGATACTGAACATTCTTTAGAACAATATCTTATATCTTCATCTAAATCCTCTCCACAAGCACCACAATTAAATCTTTCTTCTTCAGGCTGCTCAAAATAATCTTCACATTCATCACATATATATCCTTCAGATTCAGCGTGGTCTTTGCATTCATAACACAATCCGCTATCTGATATTTCTGCTCCACAACAATAGCTTAATGTATCTTTTTCATATTCTGAATTACAACATGGGCTTGTTAAATTAGTTTTACTCATAGTTAGTTTTTTTAGTTAAAGTTCGTGGCAAAGATATTCTTTTTTACACAAACACCAAACTTATTTATACTTTTTTTTAAATAAAGTTGTGTGTTATTACTTTTACTATAACTATTACTATTACTATAACTATTACTATAAGGGTTTAGGCAACCCTTAAGCAACTGTTCATTAAGGGTTAATTAAAGTAGTGAGTTAATCTAGCTACCTGACCACTTTGTTTATCGTGAATGAATCCTTCACACGCTCGTGGTACTCCACAAAATCCTTTAGCTGAGTGCCAACTGTCTGCCGAAGATGGGCTTCTCATATATTCAACTGTAACACCTATAAAATCTTTTGCATCTAACCATTTATGTTTTATTTTATGATGTAAATGATGTAAATACCAATACCTATATTTGGTTTCTGCCCATTCTTTTGGTTTCTCATTAGCCATTAATAATGGTAATTTATCCATCTTAGCAGAATCTCCATGTTCTAATCCTATTAAATTTAATCCATACACATAATATTTACGAGCTGAAACGCTTATATCAAACTTAACGTCATCTGCTTTTCTGAACCAAGACTTTAATGTGTGTGCTAAATGAAATCCACTTTGATAATCATGGTTACTCATACTGTGTAATACATCTACCGGTGCTATTTCCCTTAACATCTCTACGCATTTTACATAAAGCATTAAAGCAATCTCATAATGCTCCCACCATTTTTTATCGGTGTCCTGATATGTACCTCTAGTAGTTGCTGAAAGCACGGAGTCCGTGTGGAGTATGTCATTACCAATACAGAATAATACCTTATCAATATCAAAACCCTCAGCTTTTTTTATAAGACCTTGTACTCCTTCTAAAACTCTTTCTACAGCAGTTTCACAGTCATATTTTTCTCCTGTTTCTAATGCACTAGCATACTTACCAATATGAATATCAGCAGGATTTATTACGAGTAAATGATTTCCTTTTTTTCTTTCAATTTTTTTATAGTCAGGAGAATATCCCTCTATAAATTTATTTACGTTGTCAAATATTTGTTGCTCATCTAAACCATAGTCTTCTTTTGTAACTATTGAGAATCTATAATCTCCACTTGCTGATTGCCAATGCTTAACGGAAACAACATCTTTTTGCTCTATCCCTCTTTCAGATAAATGCAGGTCTAATGCTGAGTTATCATTTATATTGTCTACTGATTTTGCCCGGTGCTTATATATAAGATTTTCTTCATCAGTAGATAATCTTAATCTTCGTCCATATTCTTTCATTTAAAATTTATTAGTTTATAATGTCAGCAGTTTCAACGCCTTACGCACATACACAGCAGTTTCAAGGTGTTTTTAACTTGCACAAGATACAAAAAAAATTATAAACAAGACGCAAAAAAAGGGGAAACTACCCCCCTTTCTTCTAACTAAAACTATTTTATCAAACTACTACTACCATATCTAACTAGGAAATGGTATGCAAATATAATACTTTATTTTTTAATATCAGCAATTCCTTGACCTAAAATTAAAACTAATAAAGCTTGGAATAATTTCTCAGCAGTTTCAACATCAACACCTAGATAGGTTACCAATGCGGGAACTAATACTGAACTAATTGCATACCAAAACTTTTTACTCTTGAACATCTGTCCAATTAAGAACTTACTTAGAAATTTTTTCATTTTATCTGTTTTTAATTATTAAATTTATGTTTAAACTTAGATTCTTACCTAATATATGTTTCATTAAATAAGTGTGAGCTATTTTACTATCTAAAATTTTGTCAGGTTCTTCCGCTCTATGAGTCCCTGTTAATATACATCCTTTACTATCGGATGGGACATTACCCCGGTGAAACAAGATATAAGAACGATTTTCAACATCCTCTACTAGTAAGTGAACATATTCTCTGCTTGCACTCTCTCTAGCTAATCTTACCCTACATTTGTATTGTCCTTTAGGAATGCAAGATACACTCTTTCTATTATTTTTCCAAGCTAATTCTAAAGTATGTGAAATAAATTCTCCATTACAATAGAGTTTACCTAAAACGGACTTATCCGTAAATGTGTCTCTGATAAGCAGCAACCCTGCCTTATCTTCATTACATTCTTTACTAATCATAGAAATAAATCTATTTATTAATGATTTAATTATGCTGATGGCTTGAATACAGTTAGTATTTCTACATCAACAATAGCCGTATCTGAAGCAGCCTTTATCTGTTTAATATTTACAGGTACAGGGTAAGCAGTACGCAATTCAGTTGTACTAGATAAAAATTGACCATTCTGAAGTGTATATGACTCTCCTGCAGCTAATTTTACAGTAATAGTATTGTTTACAGTTGCAGACAAAACATTTAAAAGTATATAATTTACTGTATCTAAATTGGTTACTCTTAAATAAGCAAACTCAGAAGAAACACCCTGACCCTGTTGATTTGTAGTATCATACCAAAATAAATTAGTCCAACCAAGAACAGTTTCAGTTATTGCCTTGACAGCAACAGCTACTATCCTTTGGTCTGCAGCCATACACCCACCTACAACAAAAGGAGTAACCCCTCCATAAGAATTTGAGTTTAAAGTTATTGAATCATTTAAAGTAACAGATAAGTCGCTTGGTGTTATTGTTGTCGCCATTTTATTTATTTATTTTTTTATATTGATTATATAATGTTAATCCTATAGCCAAGCTAAGGGATATTGTAGTTAATAAAGCATTAAAATCAGCAATGCCAATTCCTATAGCTCCTAAATTTGTTGTCCAAAGTAATACTGATTCTTTCACGCTATCTTGTATTGTTGTTTTCATGTTAATTAATTAAATAACCTATTTGTGTTATTACTGAAATTTGAACTAAGTTTCCTACACTTGTAGCTCTTTCTCCGCTAGATATTCCTTTAGCCATTATGAATATATGGTCTCCTTTAGATATTGAAGTATTTGTATATTCACTAGTAAGTAATTCTGTAGTGAAAACCTTATCCTGACTACTGTTTCCGTTAAATTGTTTTTCAAATAAAACAACAGGATAAGCCTGAGTATTTATATTTGAAGGAGTATATTTAACTAAAGCCAATGTAAAAGGATTAGCACTTTGCTGATTTGTAACTTGAACTATACATCTATTTATTATTCCATCTTGAGCTAAACCAAAATCTGAAATTTTAAAAAACTTTTTTTGTAAAACTGTTGTTTCTGAACCTATAGTAGGACTTCCGTAATCTTGATTCATATCATATGGACTCTGACCTTGAACTTGACTTTCAGCATACTTATAATTAGCAGCTAGAGTGCAATAACCTGTAGATACATTAGTATCAGTTTTTATAAAAGATTTACTTACCCACTCTAATTGACCTGAATTACTTTTAGAACAAATAGAATTATTAAGAGCTAAAGAAAGACCTTTAGGATTATGAAGATTAGATTCGCTTAAATATGCGTGTTCATTACTTGCCATTTGATATTTTTTTAATTACAATTACAACTGCTATTATAGGAGTTATTATAGCAAGAACCACAAATACCATAAAAATCTCTATCATATATACTATCATACATTACTATTCCGTGATTTTTCCAAACCTTATCGCTACCGCAGGATTTATTAGCATCATAAGTAGGGTAATCTCCTGCTTGTTCAGTTCCATTTATATAATCCATCATATCATTTAAAAATAACTTACCCTTTCTATATGTACTCTGTCTATATACATTTAATTCAGCAGGACTAACTGCGGCAGCAAACTCATCTAAATTCGTTACAACTCCTGCAGAAGAACTATTATTTTGTATTTCTAATATAACTTCAAATCTAGTCATCCAACATAATGCAGGAATAAGATAATAAGTCATAAGGTCTTGATTTTCCGTACTTAAAGTTCCTCCGTTATTTTGTAACTTTAGCTCTCCATAAAACTTAACACCTAGTAATGATTTTATATGAGCCAATTCAGCCATAACAATCGTGTCATTAGATATTAAATATGGGTCTGTATTGGAATTTGTAAAGGATTGAGATATTACTTCTCCTGCTGTAGCTAGTGGAATGTATTGTCTTAAATTTGCCATATTATTCTATTATTATATTTTCATTATAATCATCCTCTTCCTCTTCTTCATAAACTTCTTGTTGGTCATCAGCAGTTTCATCAGTAATTATAACTTCTCTATCTGAAACAAACATATCCCCCCCTTCAAGCATTGGTAAATCTTCATCTAACATTCTTCTTTGCTCATTTATAGTCAATACAGCTTTAACATCTATATCATTTGCGTAAGACACAGGCGGCTCATAATGTATTTTTAAATCTCTAGGGTCAAATCCTAACTCATTATAGAGAATCCTTCTTATTCCATTTAATAATAGCTCTGAAGTATCTTTAATAACTGTAGTCATAGCTAAGTCATAAGCTATTCTAATTTCACTTCCTGTATTATTCATTTTACCTGAACTGACAATACCACTCAAAGAAGGCTGCCATCTATGAGCTGTTATTATATTTTGGTCAGTAACTCTTTGTAAGTCTAACCAACTTCCTTCTTGGTCATCTTTTATAACTTGAATGTTAGCAGGAGTAGTATCTCCATTTTTAACGATAAACATAATCTTGCCATTATTTCCCTCTCCTACAAATTTCTTTTGTGCTTCTTTAACTAATTTCTTAGCTTCTTCTTCTCCCATATCTCCATTAATCTCAACGATTGCTGAAGGCTGAAAACCATTTTTAAATTTAGTGTGATTCCATTTTCCAATTTCAAAATCAACTGCAATATGCTCTAATGCAGCAACATAATCAGGAAGACCATAAAAATTGAATGTAGGTTCGTAGTCTTTAAAATGAACTACAAATTTATTGTGTGCTACTCTAGGATATATAGGTATTCTTGTTACCTTCTCTTCATTATCCCAATATCTACACCAATCAGAATTGATGTATACTTCTTTATTTGTTTTACTAATTCTAACTTTTGTTGCATCTAAATGATAAAGATTAATACCTCCATCATACATAACGCACTCCATATAGGCATTACCGAATGTATAGTAATCATCAGCTAATTTTTTAAATACCTCTCTTAATGATTCGTGGTCTGCATTAACATCCTCTACAAATTTTTTCAATTCAGGATTATCACATACAAATTTAGCACCACTAGTAAATATAGTCTTTTGTGCTAATACCGAACGATTCGTAGATGATTTTCTTTTTAACTCCGCTAGATACTGAGGAAACAGATTGTCGTCTCCAAAGGGAACATACTTAGTTCTTAGAGATTTAATATTTTTAGGCTCTGATATGTTGTTTGGAACAGCTAAATTAAATACTCCAAACTCATAAACATTTTCCTTACTTGTAGCTTTAGTCTTTACTGATGGCTTTACTTGGCTTTTTGGTTTTTGCTTTTTCACTTGGTTTTTCTATTTTATTAATAAATACTTCTGCACCATTTAACTCTTCATAAGCTCTAGCCAAATCTTCTTGACTTGCATTATCCCAACATATTTGTAAATTACCGTTTTTATCATCAACAAATAATGTACATATGCCCTCTTTTACCCATTTGTCTTTAACTTCATATTTTGCCATATCTAAATATAATTTAATTATTTGTAAATCTACACTATTTTTATTACTACACCCACACATATGCAAAGAAAATATAAGTAAAAGGCTTTTACACCCTTTACTTTTATTATTTATTTATTAAAATTCGTCAGTTTCAAGCTATTATGCTATTGAAGCTTGAGTATTTCCTGTTAGTGGAGAGATAGCTCCGGAATAAGTTCTTGGAGTCTCAAAAGAAGGAGCAACTAAAGTTATAGTAAACCCGTTTCCATCAACGAAATCTGCACCACTAGTTTCTTCTACTGTCATTTTTGCATAAGTTTTATTATACTTCCAATAAGCACTTCCATTACCCGTACCTTTATATTCTTCACTAATACCACAAGTCAATATCTTACCGCTTCTAAATTGACCAAGTGCTACTATACACTTATTCTTCATATTCTCTATAATTGCACTACTTTCAGATGTTATGTTAGGAACATACCAAGAAACTGTAGTTTCAAATTTAGTAACTCCATTTTCTACTGTAGATGTTGTTCCCCAAGTAGCTGTATTAGGTTTAAGTTGAAACATTGCCCAAGTTGCATATGTAAGAGCTGTGTAGTCGTGAGCTACTGATGAACTAACAGGAGTAACTGTTGTTAAATTACTTATGTCAGTAACATAAATATTCATAAGACCCCCAACTTCAACTAGTGCGTCACAATTTAATGCTATACCTGTATCTATTGCCATTTTATTTTATTTTTTAATTTATATATTATGTTAAAGCTGCAGTAGTATTACCCGCTCCGTAAGTAACTGTTCCTGTGTATAGTCTCGGAGTTTCAAATGATGTTGCCATTAAAGTAATTGTAGCTCCATTTCCGTCTACAAAATCTGCACCACTAGTTTCTTCTACTGTCATAGTAGCGTAAGTATCATTATATATCCAATCTGTTGCTGATGATTGATTAAATCCAAACCCTCCAAAAGCCTCACTAATACCGCAAGTTCTAAATTTACCATTTCTAAGTTCTGCTACAGCAACGATACATTTATTTTTCATTCCCTCTAATACTGATAGTCTTGATTCTCCTATATTTGGAACATACCAAGAAACTGTAGTCTCAAACTTTGTTACTCCATTTTCTTTAGTTGATGTTGTTGCCCAAGTAGCTGTATTAGGCTTCAACTGAAACATTGCCCAATCAACAGTTCCTACTAAATTAGTATACTTAGTTATACCTCCTGTTGTTACTGTAGCTAAATTATCTAAGTCAGTAACGAATATATTTTGCAACCCTCCTACCTCTACTAATTGTGCACAGTCTAATGCTATACCTGTATCTATTGCCATTTTTCTATTTTTTTAAGGTTAAAGTTGTGGGGGTTTTTACACCCCCACCTCTATTAATTGATTATACTAGCATTCCCCCATTCACTAAAGAATTCCAACCGTATTGGAAGCCCATAGTAAAGTAAGCTCTAATTTTCATATCTTCTGCTGACTCATCATAGAACATTTTGAAATTATTCTCAGGTGCAGTAACATCAGAACCTATAAATAAGTTCCTCTTAGCTGCATAAATACAACCTTGAGTTAAATCTGCTGCTGCTGCAGATGTAAACAATGCAGGATGTGTTGCTCCTGCTAATGCAGTAAGTGAAGTATCCCATTCGTACATTGGAACAATCTCTACGCCTCTGAATCTTAATTTTGTGTAATTAACACCTGATTGAGCTTCTGAATGTCCGTAATCAACTGCTCCTATTGTTGGAGCAAGTGCTGTTAAAGTTCCGTAGTATGCGTTATAGATGTTTGGAGTAACAAACATTTTCTTCTCTCCTGCAGGAGTTTGTTGTAATTCTGCAGGTGCGGTATCAAATACAGTTGTAAGTAATAATTCTGCGTCAGTAGGCAATATAGCAGCTCCTACTGCAATAAGATTAGCTGCTGTTGTAGTTCCTGTAATCTCTCTTAAACGAGTTCCATTGATTGCATTTCCTACAGATAATAATTTCCATAGACCATCTCCCATTGAACCATAAGAGCAATTTGCTGCACCTAAATTTAAAGCTGAATCTCCTGCCCACATATTTCTTACTGTATCGTGCTGAATACCTTGCTGTACTCTTTTCCCAATAATTTCTGCTAATTGAGTTCCATTTAAGTCAGGCATATTTACTCCTGCATTATAAGACTCTCTAATTACCTCTGCTTTGAACTCATCCCAACATTGAGTTTGTTTTACAGAAACATTTTGTACTTCAAGAACTTTTTGAGTAATATCAAAATCGTTCAAGTTTGCTCCTGTACACGTATTTGCGCCACAACCTGTATTAACCGCTGTAATGTCAGTTAATTTGTTTGCCATCATAATGTTCTGCTTATACTTTACGTTTGGATAGATAGAATAACTCTTCATAATATCATCTGAACGGAACATTGGTTCTAAAAGGATACCTGCTGCGTAACTACCTACATAAGTACCCCCTAAACCATTATCTGCTATATCTCCTGCTGCCATAATTTTTTATTTTTTTGTTTATTAATTTAATTTAATTTTGATACTAGATTATCAAAAAAGTTACTATTTGCATCTTTTACTACTACTTTTTCTACTACACTAGGGTCGCCTTCTCCGATTGTGTCAGTTCCCTTTGCGTCTGCTTTACTTAATAAAGCATTCATTCTTGCTACTTCAGTAACTAGAGTTTCTTTTTCCCCCTCTAATTCTGCAATAGAATTGTTAAGTGATGATACCTTGCCGTCTAAATCAGAAAACTTATTTATAATTTCTTCATTATCAGCAAGAGTAACCTCAACATTAACAGACTCAGCAGTTTCAACACCTTTACCATCTTTTACCTTAGCAATGATTTCTTCTACTTTTGAGTTAAACCAAGTTTTTAATTCTTCTGTCATTTTGATTTCTCTTTTTTTTGTTAAACTTAAAATTCGTTCCACCTTTTTATTTGTGATGTTCTTATATTTTGAAACATCATACTTCGCAGCTACTTGAATAGGCTCGGAGATGGAGTCCACGAACCCTAATGCTACTGCTTCTTCTGCTGTTAGCCAAGTTTCTTCATCCATCATTTCTACAATTTCGTTGTAGGGGATTTTTGTTTTCTTAACATATACTTCAGCAATTTCATTTGTAATTTTCTCAAGAATTTCAGCTTGTTTTCTCATATCCTTAGCCTCTCCTTGAGTTCCTCCCCAAGCATTATGAATCATTAGTAAAGAATTCTCACTCATTATTACCTCATCTGCTGCTAAAGCGATAACAGAAGCAATACTTGCTGCTATCCCCTCAATATAAACTGTTGTCTTGGATGTTCTTCTTTGAATGATAGAGTAAATAGCCATACCTTCAAACACTTCTCCTCCTAAGCTATTAATGTGTATATTTAATTCTCTATCTTCGTATTCTTTAATTTCGTCAATAAAGCTTTGAGCTGTTATTCCGAAAGTACCTATATCATTGAATAAATAAATATCTGAAACTTCAGATGACTTATTTTTAATCTTATACCATTCTCTTTGCATTTTGCAAATATAAGAAGAGATAAGAAAAGATTTACGAAGTTTTTGGAAATAGTTTTAGTAACTGATGTTATATTTAGGAGAGTGCTTTCCTCTTTCTTTATATACTATGGTTTGAGCTTGTCTTTCTGTAATTTCATATTTTATAGATATATCCATAAATGTATGAGTTCTATTTCCTTCATTTGAAACTAATAGATGGTCAAAGTCATTAACTATCATATAATTCCTAACTTTCTTTGGCGGGATAAGACCTCTTTCTAATAAATGCAATATAGTATCTTTTACAGTAGCATTATTAGGTATCCTTAAGTTAACTTGCTTTTCCATTAAATCTAAATACTCATATACTATTTCTAATTTATTCTGTCTTTCTGCCATTTATTAATTATTATAGGTTTCATTAACTTTATACCAAAAATTATTAACAAGATTACGGCAAGAACCACACCCCCAATTCTGTTTATATCTAGGCATATACTTAACCCATAAATTAAATAAAACCTTTAAGTCTTCTTTAGGCGTTTCAGCTTCACTATTTCTACCTAAAAATATATCAGAAATAATTTCTTTATCTTTCTCAGTTACTAATTTAGAAATCTCATCTACCACTTTCATAACGCCTTTTATTTTTTAAATTACAAACCTTTTTCTTCCCATTTATTTATTGGGCATTTTCCAAACCACTCTTTTGTTAGTCCTGCTTTAGCATCTAAAAAACAAGAACACTTTCCACACCTAGAACCTTTTGTTATTATAGGTTTTTTGAGCATTATAAAGTTCCTGTAAAATTCACAAGACTTGCATATTGATATGCGAGCTTCTTTTATTTTTTTATCTACAAACATTTACTGCAAATATATAAAATAATTATTAGAAACTTGCATTAGACTGAATTGCTTTTACTTTTCTCTGACTTTGCGTTATCTCTGACTCCACTACAACTACTCTTCCTGAACTATTAGAGCCTCCTAAAGATAAGGAATTAAATCTAGCAGATATAAATGATGAGTTGTTTAGTAATCCTCCGTCCGCAAACTTAGCGCCCCCTCCTGCTTCATTCATTGCTGATAATTGTCTCCCAAACATTGCTGTACTTTTTTTATTTATAACAGCCTCACCTCCTTCTAACTCTACAACCCTTCCTCCAACAGAGAATTTTTCTCCTCCTTGAGCGTGAGACCTACCATTAACCATACCTCCATTTGCAAACTCCTCAATCATTCCACCATCTTGAAATTGTGCGCTAGATACAGTAGCATACTGCATTGCTGTTTGAGCTATAAGAAGAGGAACTACAAACGTACCTAAAGGCCCTGACTGTGCGTAAGCCTTTGCTATCGCTAATGCTCCATCTATTATTACTTGAGTTAAAGCCATCTTCTTTTGTTTTTTCGCATACTCTATCTCTAGTTCTTCTTTTTTCTGATTTGTTTCTTGTTCTTGAAGTATAATAGCCCCATCATAATTAGCTTGACTTATTAACCCGTCTTTAAGTTGATTATCCAATGTTGTTTTTCTTAATGCATCTATTTTATCTAGTTCTGCCACTTCATTATCGTACTCCCTAGATGCAGTATCACGAAGTATATCCATTGTCATATTAGCCATACCTGCAACCATATCAACTTTAAAGTTTTGGAGTTCTTTTGCTTTTAGGTAATCATTGTCAATTATTTCTTCATCTACATCATTCATTTTATTTTTAATCTTCAGCCATTCTTGAAAATAATCTTCATTAGCCTTTAATTTCTTTTGAAGTGCAGCTTTCTCTGCTAGTAATTCTTTATTAGCTATATCAATAGTGCTATGAGTTTTCTTTCTCTTAAGCTCATTTATACCTCTAAGTTCTTCTTTTAATAATCTATCTATTGAAGCTATCTCAACCTTAAGATGTGCTTTATCTGCAGCTTCTTGAGCCTTCAGGAATTTAAGATGAAATCCTGCTCTTCTTTGGTCTCCTTCTGCATATAACTCAAATTCTGCCTTTGCTAATTCTGCTTTTTTGTCAAATAAAGCTAATTCTCTGTCTTGAGAATTTTGAATATAATCCTCATTAATTTCACCTTTCTTTCCTGTAGTTTCTTGTGTAATAGATATTTCATAATCAGCTAATTCTTTTATAAAATTTCTAACATCCTCTGGAGGGTCAGGGTCAGGTGTGGGAGTGCCATTAGTATTTTCTGCAGGCATAAATTCTTTCATTTTTAAATTTACTGCAGCAAGTCTTTCCTGCCAATAAACCTCATCTCCTGATGCTTTAGCGGCCTCCTTTTGTAGTTCTACTAACTCTTCCGTTAAAACCTTAAATTTAGCAAACTTATCAGCGTCTTTAATAAACTCTGCAGGTATGAGAAGAAAATTATTTAAAGCGGCTTGAGCTAAAACAACACCACCTTCTAATTGCTGCATAAAGCCTTTAATTTCAAAACCCTCTTCATCGAGGTCAAGAGGAGATAGAAAGTCCCAAAACTCTTGAGCATCATCCATTGCCGCTTTAGCACCTTTTGAAATAACAGCATTACGAGAAACAATTTTTTGAAAAAGTTTACCATCTTTAGTTTCTATAACACCATCTAAATCCATTATGTCTTTCCGTAGTTGAAAAGTATCATTTAACCTTTTTTCATTCTCTCTTAAATAAGCGGTATATTCCTCTCTAACTACTTGCACCGCCATTCTGGATTTAAATGAAGCAGTTAAGTCATCTTGAGCCTTCCTAAGCAAATTAGTGTCTCGTATATCATCAACTTGATATTCTAAATATTCTCCATACTTTCTGTTTAGCTCTTTAAGAGCCATTTGCCTTGTCTTTTCACTAGCTCCTGTACTTTTTATAACTTTAAATAAATTATTCATTTCCTTTGCTTGAAGAGCCATTCTATCAGAAAGTTTCTTGTCTGTAGCTTTAGTCCATAACTCAATCCAACCCCTCATCCCTTTAGTTACTTTATTAATTACAGGAGCAATCTTTTCAGAAAAAACTAAGAACAAACCCTCCAAAGCAGAACTAAATCTTTTAAAAGCCCCTTTAGTGGAATCTTCCATAATAGCAGCCATCTCTCTACCTGCTCCTGAAGCGTTATCTAAAGCGAATGTATATTTTTCTATTTCGTCAACGCTGTTAATCATAGTCTGCATAGCGATTACTTGTCTTTTATCTACAAGTCCCTGCATCTCTAATTGCCCTATTTGCCCCTTTTTAAGTACTTTAAGCGCCTTAATCATATCTTCGGTACTACTTACTGTAAATCCTATTCTTTTAGCTAGAGCCTCTGTAGGATTTGACATTTTTAAAAATATATTTCTTAAGGATGTACCTGCTATAGAAGCCTCAATACCTGTATCTGAAAGAGTTCCCATTACGGCAGCTACTCCTTCTATATCAACACCCATTCCTGCGGCAATAGCAGAAACCTTAGTCATAGATGTTTGCCATTTTTCAATATCTAAAGCCGAACTAGTAAATGCTACAGCCATAACATCAACTACTCTTCCTGCTTGGTCAGCGTCAAGACCAAAACCTCTTACTGCTGAACCTGCAACTGTTGCAGCTCTAGCTAAATCACTTCCTGTAGCCATTGCTAAATCAAGTGTAGCTGCTTGTACTTTCATTATTTCTTCAGCACTAAATCCTAGCTTAGAAAAACTAACCTGTAATTCAGCAACTTCTTTTGCAGTAAAGAATGTTGTACGACCTAATTCCTTAGCACTTTCAGTAAGCTCCATAAACTCTTGCGTAGTAGCTCCTGATATTGCCCTTACTTTAGCCATTGAGAATTCAAATTCAGTAAAGGTTTTAAATGCACTTACAAAAACACGACTAAGAACTCTAACAGTTCCAATAACTGCCGTTATAGTTGCAGCCATTTTAAGCATACTCGCACCCATTTTCTTGCCTGCTTTAGTATTATTTCTTTTAGCTATAGTAGACTGCTTAGTAACTTTTGTGTTCGTTCTTTCTTTTGCGGTTACACTAGTTAATTCTTTTTTATATTTTCTTGACTTTTTAGTAGCTTTATCAATAGCTCTCTCCTTGTCAATCCATTCTTTCTCTCCTTCTTTATTTACCTGAGTAACTTTCTTTTGCTCATCTTTAAGGTCTTTTAATGCCTTTCTTAATTTAAGAAGGTCATTAACACCTTTAATTTTTACATCTATAATTTTCTGTTCTGCTCCTGCCATAATTTTATATTGTTGCGGTTATTGTTAATGTATTATCTATTTCTGATTCTCCTAAAATTGCATCTACCTCTAATCCTGTTGCTGCTGCTATTCGTTCAAACATTCCTATTTTCTCAGCAGTTTCCATTGCATTTCCTATAAACCCTCTAGGACTTGTAGTTCCTCCTGCTTTTATTGAGTCCTGTACTCTTTGAGCTATAGTTATTGCGATTTCATTATCAAAAGGTAGCATTTTTCCTCTTCTTTGCTTATCTTTTACCCAAGCTATTAGCTTTGTTATTCCTACTAATGTTCCTGCTCCTACCCCTTCATCTACTGCTATAGCATATCCCGCAGTATTAGTTACGCTCAAGTTAATAGAACTCCCAACAATATTGAAGTCTACTTCAAAAGAATCGTGGAGATTACCTGAAGCTATATGGTCTTGAGCTATAAGTTCTTGCTGAAGAAGACTTTTCATTTGCTCTCCCTCAGTAAATAATACTTTAGCCATTATTTCGTATCCCATTTGTTATTTTCTGCCGTTAGGTGTTGGTTTAAAAAAAATACCACCTATTTGTATACCATCCTTTTTTCCTCTTTGATATACGTTTTTATTTTGAATTGATTGATTATTTACATAAATACCTGATTCAGATACATCATCTATATTAGAATTCCTTAACATTTCAGTATAGTTACCCCATTCATCCTTAATAAGCACTTTATTTAAAAGTGATTCTGTCTTGCCAATTACTTCTTTTATTGATATACTGTTTAAAGAAGCAACTGTATTGCCATTACTATTTATAGTGAAACCATCATTCTGATTAAGGGCTATAAAAGTATCTTCATAAGTTCCATTATTGGATGCAGTTAAAATAGGTCTTGGTGGATTAGTATTATGTGAGCGACCAAATTTTAACTCTATTGAGCCACTTGTAATATTCAAATTTTCTATTACTAATTTGTAGGTTTTACCTATTTCAAAAATACTTCCAACTTGTGTACAGGCTGAATAAACTGTCTCTCCTCCCTCTGTGTTTATTTGACTGCTATTTAAAGTTAGACTATTATTAAAAAAAAAGCCACCTGCTGATGATACACTCCAACCACTATTTGTATAAAATTTTCCATTAGTAATTAATTCAGCACCTTCAGGATTAGTATTGTAATAAACATTTCCTTTTGAAAGATTTACAACTCCCGTATCACTTACTGATATATTCTGACTATCAATCTCATTGAAACCAATCCTAGAAGTATTATTACTTCTTGGGATGTTAATTTTTCTCTTCATATTATGTGTAGTTTATAATTGTAGTACCTGTATATAAAGGATAAAACCCAACATCTAGCCATTGTATAAGCTCTACTGCCGTTGATTGATTATTTGCAGGGCTATATTCTGATATTTTATTTATTCTCCACCAAGACTCATCAAGATAAACTAACTTCCTAACATCTAAATTTAATATATCTGTCAGTTTAAGATTAATATAAATTGTTCTAATACGAGGAGATTGTTTTAGCTGCTCTATCATATTCTTGTAGTATACTGAGTAAAGTCCCGGAACTTCATTTGTACTTGCTTGACCCGGAGCTTTAAATGATTCATCAGTAAAAGATAGAGATGGTCTCATAGATACAGCTTGATTATGCTCCTCCCAATCTACAAGTGTTGCTCTAGGATATACTGTTTGATTTTGGAAAGCACTACCACTACTAAATATTCTTGAGTAATAAGTTTGTGTTCCCCCTGCATTAACAAGAGTTCCTCCCGGAATAGTTGTGTTTGATACGGTATTTTCCCAACAATAATAAAATATTCTAGGAGTAAAACTAGTAATCATTTCAGATGGTCTTCCTTGAGTATTTCCAATTCCTATTCCTGTATAACAGTCTTTATTCCACAAAACAGGAATCATTACGGGAGCTTTATCAGCATTAGGGCTGTCGTGAGCATCATTATCCCAAACTTGAATAGAAGATGCAAATACCTTATTATTTATATCTACAGTTCCTGATTCATAGTCTTCTCCTAAGTTTTCATTATAGTTATATAGTTGAGTGTCTCCTTCATGTCTATTCTGCTCTTCATTCGTTATTCTTGCAAACACATCTGAATTGTCTACTTTATACCCTATATTTAATTCTTTCTTAAGACCTATATTATATTCATCCTGTATCTCTTCGCTGTAATCTACTTTCATACTCCAATCTAATCCATCTGACTTTTTTTTGTAAAACTCATTAAACGGCTCTACAAATATAGTTTTAGATTGAACATCAGTAGTAAAGTATAGATTAAATAATTGAGATATGCTTTTTATATACTCTATTTGACTTAATCCGCAAGGCAATATATTATTAAACCTAACAGGATTACCTATAGTTGGAGTTGAAGCATTATAAGTAACACTCATTTGGCTTCTAACCCCCCCATTAGGTATAGTAGCGCCTGCATTCGCACCAAACATACTTCTAACTCTAGGATTGCAGATTCCACTTCCCGTAACACTTGAAGCTATAAACTTTCCTTGAAGTTCAATAGTGTCTCCTACTCCTAAGATTATGCTTCCTGGAGGAAGCTGTTGTTCTGAAACTGAGCAATCAAAGCAAGGAGTATATTGTTGGGTTAATAGTGCTGCTGTAGTTGGTCCGTATCCTGCAGCAGTAGTACCTACATATGCGTTGTTTCCACTTGTAAGATATGTAACTTTAACTCTTGACTTCCAAGTCCAAAGGTCTTCAACTCCTAGAGCAAAATCAGTATTCCATTGACAAGTAGGTAATGTAGAAAAAGAACAACCATTACTAGGGTCACTTGAATTAAGCCATAAAAAAAATCCCATTTGAGCATTTACAACATACTCTCCCGCTTTTTGACAAGTCCAAACTCCTGTTACATTATCATAGGAATTTGATTGGTCTTCATCATTTGTAGATAAAATACAAGTAGACCAATCTGAGAGACTATTTATATCTGTATTGTCATCTACAATTTGCTCGTCTCCTATTTCTCTATGCTGATTACAGCTGTAGAATGCCTCATCATCTTCTGCATCATTACTTAAAAAAGGAAATGTATTTATTAATCTTTTAAAGTGATTAGTATTTAAAAATGTAGAGTCTAAAGTATAACCTATTCCTTCAAATATTTTATTCAATAAATTTATCACATAAAAAGCAGGTTGAAAATCGGGTATTATGTTTTCATTAAAAGTATTAATATAATTAGGTATTCCATTTTGATTGAAATCCTTATATGATATTAAAGGGTATTGAATATTACTAGTGGCAGATGTCTTTGTCCAAGTATTTTCTACCTCTTGATAATTATATAAAAATTCTTCATCATCTCCAAATACATTACACATAAACTTATCCTTAAGAAGACTCATCCAACTAAAGTTTCCTCCGTAAATAGTACAGGAATATGACTTAGGATTTCCGTCTTGTGATGATTTTTTAATCTGCATACTACCTTCAAAAAACGGAAGCCCATCAACCAATATTCTGCAATCCTTCATTCCAAATGTTTTCTTTAGTGATTGGTCTACAGTTGACTTCCAAATATTATTTAATATTTTATTGTTTTTAGCGGTTGCAGGTAATTCAAAAGTCTGAGAATAATCTCCAAATCTACTCTCTAAATCTTTACCATCAGAAACAGTATAAGATAAATTTAATGGGAAGTCCTCACTATTACTAACTTCTAGTTTTCCAACAATACTCCTTTCATAATCTATATTCTCAGTAGTTACACTCTGACTATATGAGGTGTATTGATAGTCTGCAGCACTTATTATTACGTCATCTCCTGTTTCGCTCACAACTGATATCTCAAAGAATCTATCTTCAGGGTTAAATGGAGCTACAGAATCACTAAAGTTAGTAATAAAATTAGCTGAATTTATACCTAAAGTCAATGGATGAGTAGGATTCCAAGCAGAGTTATTAGAAAGAATTATAGGATTAGAAGATACAGGCTGAACACCTAAAGCAGTAGTACCCTGTATAGGGAAGCTATCGCCTGATATTATAATCGCATCAAACAATAATTCAGCCTGAACAACATCAATAACAATATCTCCTGTATAAGTTCCAATACCTGATGGCGTATCTTTAGCATCAGCTAAAGCATAAATAGTACTTATATTGTAAGGGGCTAAAGGTATTTCATATATTCTTACCATATTAAAGTCTACTCTATTTCCTATAGAAAATGACTGAGATAATAAAAAACACTCCATAGAAAAAACCTCATTCCCCCCTTGTGATACAAAAGTAGCTACTTGAGTAATAGAATCTTGACAATTATAATAGGCTGCTCCTGTATTAGTCCCCGGTGGTTCTTGCCATACTCCTGCTGTCCCTGTGTTTCCGTATATACCTGAAGCATCTCCGCCTAAATTAGTGTAAGTTTTACCACCTACTGTTAATCCTCCAACAAGAGCTTGAGAGCCTATTTTAAGTTTTCCCAAACCGCTTAAGTCGGGATTATCAACATCAATCTCAAGCCTATACGATACTCCTGCAGTCAGTCCTGTAATTAGCTGATAAATTCCTGAAGTACCATAAAACCCTCCACTACTACAAGAAATTATAGTATTGGCTCGTTCTAACCTCATTCCTCCTTGAGAGGGAAACATCTGAGGTTTAGGAGTTGTTACAGGATTATAAATACTAGGAGAATTACCTGCATTATAACATTGACTATGAGATGACCACCATTGATTTTGGTCTCCACTTGAAGGTGGAACATCACTTATATTACCTGCAGCAATAGCAGTTCCTACGCAATCAAAAGTATCAACACCTCCGGGCTGTACAGCTCCTGTTGTATCATTATATGAACCATTATTTATAAAACCTGTATTACCTCCTGATACAGTTCCATCAAAATAACCATTTCTAACAAAATTAGGAGCTGTAGAGGAAGGTGGTGTTCCCGGAAAAACAAATTGA